ACCATTGCTGCGCGGGCGGCAGCTTCCTTGGCGTCTCGGCATGAGCGCCCCCACAACATTAAGGAGATAGAGTCATGGCGGGTGATGTCATCACGGCGTCAGGTACACGCGTGTTTATCGGAGCTGCGGCGACTTCTGTGATTGATACGATTGCGGAGTTCGAGGCGATCTCAGGCTGGACCGAAATTGGTCTTGTTGAATCGGTCGGTGAGTATGGCGATCAGGCCAACAAGGTCACGTTCGAAGCGGTCGGTGACGGTCGCGTCCGCAAGTCGAAGGGTGCGCGAGACGCGGGCACGCTTGCTATTGTTTGCGGTCACGATCCGACAGATGCAGGTCAGGCGGCGCTGATCGCCGCTGAAGCCACCAACAACAACTATGCGTTCAAGGTGATATTGCCGGACGGTCCGGTCGGCTACAGCGACACCATCCAGTACTTCCGCGGTCTGGTGATGGGGAAGCGGCTGAACGTCGGCAACAACGAGAACATCGTCAGGCGCAACTTCAGCGTCGAGATTAACTCGGAGGTCCTCGAGGATCCGGCATCGACCTAAGTTTCGATTTAGACCGGGCGGTGCATTCGCGCCGTCCGGATTTCTTTTTCTCAGGGAGCATTTATGAAGATTAGTGAACTGGAAGTTGATCCGAAGATGATCGAAGAAGGCAAGTGGGTGAGCAACATCCCGGAGTTGACCGGCGTTCGGCTCAAGGTCCGTGGTGCGAACAACAAAGATTGGCGCCGCATGGCGCAGCGTTTGATCAACGCGGTTCCGCGCAAGCTTCGCGCGAACGGCATTCTCGATCCCGATGAGGCTGACCGCATCTCTGCGACCATCCTGCTTATGACGGGTCTTCTCGATTGGGAAGGCATCGAGGACGATACAGGCCAGCCGATTCCTTACGACAAGAAAAAGGCGGCGCAGTATCTGGCGGGAGATCGCTTCCGGGCTGGCGTCCAGTTTGCATGCGAACAGGTCGCGCAAGGTATCGAAGAGGAGATCGAGGAAATCGCGGGAAACTGACCGCGGCGCAGGGATGGTACGCGAAATATGGGATTCATCTCGAGGCTTGGGATCGCCGCTTCATCCGGGGCGATACGGATATTCCGGCCGCCTATTACGAGCGTCCCGAAATCGATGACATCCTGCAATTCTACCTACTTGCCTGGAATGAACTCGTGACCGAGCGCCCGGTCATCGCAACCATGGCAAGCGTAAGTTACGGCGTGATTCCGCGCTCAAAGATCAAGTCCTACGCCGAAGACGATCTCGGTTTGATCGGCGAGGAGGTCGACCTGTTCATTGCCATCATGCGTCGCGTCGAAAGTAAATCGAGAGCTGCCAGTGTGCCTGATCCTGAAATGGCAGATCAAGTGGCCGCCGGGGATGCTGTCGGCGTCAAGCGCATCGTCTCCGGACTCGCGAATAAGCGTGCGGCCAATCAGCGTCCTCATCCAGAACCCAAGAAACCTCGCGTGAGATTCCCCCGACATGAATGAACGCGATCTGATTGCAACGCAAACCATCAAGCAGGTCTCCGAGGGAGGAGACGCGGTTCGTGCTGACCTGAAGGCAACTGCGTCAGCTCAGGATCAGCTTGCGGCGTCATCGAATAATCTCGCCGTCGTTACTGAAACGTCGGCGCGGCGGCAGACATCCGCTGCGGCAGCGTTTAACGCGATGGCGCGTTCAATGGATCCTGCAGTGCGGGCCTTCGCTGATCTGGAGCGAAACCAGGCTACGTTCGGTCGTGCTTTGTCCCAGAACTCCTCCATGCTGGATAAGGCAGGTCAGGATCTTTCTGTCTATAGGGACAGGCTAAATGCTGCAGCAGTTGCCGCTGAGAACTTGAGGCGGCAGCAATCAAACGCCTCAGTTAATTTGGGAGCAGGATTCAGCCCCGGCGTCATCGACAAGAATACTTATGCCTCTGAGTTTGCCTCTCTATTGGATATCGCTGATCAAAAGGCGATGCAGATCGGTAAGCAGTTCGGTGAATCGCTCGACGCCAGCATGATTGCCGGCACGGCAAAGTCAGCGCGAGAATCGGCCAGCGTCTTCACTGCAGAATTGGATCGACTGGATGAGATCTCTCGCCAAAAGGCGATGCAGGTCGGTAAGAACTTCCAGGACAGTCTAAACCAGAGTTTTGGAATCGGAGGAAGCAGCAAGTCGGCAAAGGATTCAGCCGCCGTGTTCGAGGAGGCGGCGAAGGCGCAAGATGATATGAGTGCCGCCGCGAAGCGCCTCCAAGCGGCTCTAAATCCTCTGGCCGCAGAGGAGGCAAAGCAGGCAGAAGAGCTTGCGCTATTAAAGAAGGCGCAAGAGGCTGGACTTATTACGGCTGAGCAATTTGCGGGCGCTCAGCAACTATCTGTCAAGCGGCTCGAAAATCTATCTCAAAGTCTAAAGACGGTCGGAACGTCCGGGCGCGTCATGTCCGGTGAGCTCGTCAATATGGGCTACCAGTTGAATGACGTCGTTACTGGCTTGGCCTTGGGACAGTCGCCGTTCATGATTGTTGCCCAGCAGGGCGGACAGGTCGTTCAAATTCTGCAGAACTCGAAGGCTTCTGTTGGAGAGTTTGCGTCCGCGGCTGTGTCAAGTTTCACGTCGCTCATTACACCGACAACTGCTGCCGTTGCTGGAGTTGCCGCACTTGCGGCTGGGGCGGCCTATGCAGCCGCACAATTCGACAAGATGCAAGTAGCTGCGCAGCGCGCCATCAGCGGTGCGGGGGCAAGGACAGGCACGACGACAAGCGACATCAATTCTTTCGTTGACAAGAATACGCCTTCAATATTTTCGGGCGGCACTTTGTCGCAAAAGGAGTCGAGAGCGCTGGGCGAAGGTCTGACACAGACCGGCGACATCGTCATCAGCAAATTGAATTCCATGAGCGCCGCGGTGGTTGGTTTCTCCAACCAGACGGGTCAGAGCATGGACGAGGCCGTCAAGGCCTTTGTTAAGATGGGATCTGATCCTGTCAAAGCCATGGACGAACTGTCCGGCGTCTTTGGTCCATTCAGTCAGAGTACCCGAACGCTGGTTCAGGATATGGCGGCGGCGGGAGACAAGACACTCGCATGGAATGCGATCCTTAACGAACTGGGGCCGACCGCCAAGGGAACGGCTGACAATATGACTGTCGCCGAAAGGGCGACACGAGGCTTTATCAATACTCTTCAGACTGCGCAAAAACCAGCGGGGATTGAACAGCAACTTGAGGACGTAAGGACAAAGCTGAACGGAGCGATAGCAGCTGCACAGCAGTTCGCTGAGCATGGCGTTGAGGCGCCGCCGGAAGTCTCAAACAGCATCGTTGCTCTAAACAGGCAATTCGAGGGATTGCAAGCTAGAATACAGGGAGTGATGGACCTCAAGGCGTCAGGCACATTCAACGATCTCGCTGATAAGGCTCGTGTCGCTACAGAAGCTATTTTTCCTCAGATTGACGCGGTCCGGAAATTAGATGCTGCGATCAGACAACTGGAAGAGTCCAAGGCGCAAGGTGCTGGCGGGCCAAATGCAGACGCAGCAATTGCCGTTTATGAGCATCAGGCTCAATTGCAACAGCAGTCGCTCGATACGACCGTGCGCCAGGCGCAGGCGGCTCAGACGCTGGTCAATGTTTATGGCGGCGTAACGCAACAAACTGCACAGACGCTTAATAATCTCAATCTGCAACTTGCTGTCGCCCAACAAATAACGGCTTCTGGTAGAATGCAGGCGCAGGCGCAAGCGACATATTCAGCCCTTGTAAATCAAGGAGTGGATGCGTCGGAAGCGCAGTCTATTGCTTCAAAGGAATTTGAGGTATCGCAAGCCAATGCCACATCCAGCGTCCTCAAGCAGGTTGACGCCTTAAAAGATCAGACGAAAATGGTTGCGGCGGCTCGCAGCGGAACAGAGGCGCAAACAGCGGCCAGCATCGCTTATAAGAATGCGATCAATTCTGGGGCCGATTCGACAGCTGCAGCTGCATTGAAGGCGGCAACCCTCGCCAATTACATGGCGCAATCTGGACAATCCGCGCAGTCCTTGGCGGGTTGGCTGGATAGCATGGCTGCGAGTCTCGATAAGTTCAATTCCACGGGCTACTCTCTCGCGTCTGCGCTATCGGCAGCCAAAAGTACTATTTCATGGCAGCAAGGCCAGTCGATGGCTGAGCAGGAGAATGCACAGTTCGCCGGGAATGGTAGCCAGTTCACTCCTGAAGTCATGCCGGCTGGTCCGCTTTCGTTTGTCGCAGATCCAAATCTAAATGTCAGTTATCGGAATGGCGGCAAGGGTCGCACAATCGATATTGGCGCCACCGCTATGGCTGTTCAGAAAGCATTGGCAGCAGCCAATGATCCCAATGCTGTCGCTAGTTCCTATGTCTCAAGCGGAAACTATCTGGGGGCGATTAGAGCCATTGAAAAGCTGCAGGGCAACAACGCTGATCGCGTCTCGCAAGTCGATGCCTTGACGCAGATCATGAACGGAATGACGTCTGACAAGGGCGCGCAGATCACGAATTTACAATCAGAATTGGCGTGGCTGAATACGCTGCCCGAGACGATTGCTAGAGATCAAAAGATCAATGATCTTACCCAGTCGATCCAGCAGCTAAAGGACTCGACGGACAGTCTCAATAGCACGAACCGGGAATTGCTTTCCCCATACTACAGCCAGGACCCGCGCACGTCCAAGATCGGATTCCGCACGCAGGGCATGGCGACTGGTGGCGAGGTCACCGTTCCGGGTGGCTATAGCGCGCATGACAATATGGTCGCACAGATCCCCGTAGCATCAGGCGAGATCATCAACGTTCGCCGGCCGGGCCAGAGTGCCGGCGGCAGCACTACCAATCAGACCACCACAATCAATCAGACATTCATCGTGGCGCATGGTACTGACGTGAATTCGTTTGGCCGCACCGCCTATCAAGAAACACAGGCTGCTTTGCGCGCCCTCAATAGGGTGGCCTGATGTCGATACCTGCATATAGATTGCCGCCCAACATCGAGAGTGGGTCGCAGTTCGCTCCTGTTCTGAGCAATGTCATTCAGGAGGCCATCGCCGGCAATGAACAGCGCTATGGCAAATGGACGAAATGCCGCGGAATCGGAAACGTCGCCTATGGGCTGCTGGACTCGGCAGATCATGATGGCGATTTTCGCGCGATCATGGCGCTATATCGTGCGCATATGGGAAGCCTATACCCCTTTCGGTTCAAGGATTGGAGCGACTATCAAGCAACTGATGAGAAGTTCGGGACGGGTGACGGATCAACAACCCAATTTCAACTGACGAAAACGTATGATCCAGGACTGATCCTGATCAATAGTTCAGGAAGAACATATGTCAGGGATATCGTTCTTCTCGCAACGGGTGTGGCTCCGGTCATCAAGATTGATGGCGTTACGAAGACACTCACCAGCGATTACACCATCTCGTCATCCGGACTTGTGACGTTCACGTCTGCTCCTGCGAATACCAAGCCAATCACATGGACTGGTGAGTTTGACGTTCCTGTCCGCTTCGACGGCGACATAAGGCTCGCCATGAAGGAAGGCAACATCATCACAATCAGTTCGCTTCCGATCCGTGAGGTGATTGGCGAGTCATGAAGAATTTTTCGCCCATTGACCTGACGAGCGCGGCTGTTGGGTTTCCTGCGCGGATCGCGGTGATTACCAGACGGGATGGCGCCGTCATCCGATTCGCGGAATCGGACATTTCGATCACCGTCGATGGGGACGCCTATGTCCCAGTTGCCGGCCTTACGCTCAGTGCGGTCAAGCATACGTCGAATGGCGAAGTGCCGTCGTGCGAGATCAATGCATCGCATAGCTCAGGGGGCGTGTTCGATACTGATGATATTGATATTGGCCTCTTCGATTCAGCACTTGTACAGGTTTACAAGGTTGATCGGCTGCATCTGACTAGAAAGGGCTTGGAGTTTACGGGCACAATTTCGGATCACACATATGATCCGAATGAGCATTCCGTCACTTTCCAGGTTAAGGGGCCGTCAGCATCAGCTAAAAAGCTGATTACGCGCAAGCGCTCTCCGATGTGCCAGACGTCGTTGTTCTCGCCCTTATGCGGCGTCGACCCGACATCCTATGCTGTCTCGACGATGATAGCGACAATTGTCGATAATTTCACGTTCACGGTCACCGGGTCGCTTGCGCAAGCAGATGGTTATTTCAATCAGGGCTTGGCGCTGACCTCCACGGGAATTCCGTTCGTCATCGGCAATTGGGTTCAGTCGTCGCAGAAAATCACTGCCTATCCGTTGAGGCCCTATCAACGCATCCTGACTGTAGGTCTGGGCCTTACGATCTATCCCGGATGCGACAAGACGCTCGGATCACAGGGCTGCGCCAAATTCAGCAATCAAAGACGCTTCCAGGGCGAGCCGCATTGGCTGGGTACAGCGGCTTCAGCGCAGCAAGTATAATCAATGACTACTCCGGTCTTTTATAATTTCGGCACAGGGCCTCTCGGTTCAATATTTACCGCCCAAAGAAGCGGGCCTCTAGGCCCTCTTACCTATGAGGGGGGGGTAACATCAACTCAATCATCACAGCCTGTTACCCCTGCGGCAGTTTCAACATCAACCGGCGTTAGCCCGCTCGAAACGTCATACTCTCTCTATGGGCATACTGTTCCGGTCTCTGTCCTGGGTAAGGGACGGATCGGTGGAGAGATAATTTCAGGGCCTTGGGTTTCGAACGGGCTTGCATCGTTTATCATATCATTCGGAGTTCCGGCAGACCCAAGCGGGACGCGCATTCTTCTAGATATCGCGTTTGATTCTGAAATCGTTTGGCAGGGCACGCTTACAGGGGCAGGAACACCGAGTTCGTCAGGTTTCATAACAGAGCCTTTCACCGTCCGATTTTACGACGGGAAGCTGACGCAATCTGCGGATTCGCTCGAGACGACGCATTTTGGTTCTGATGCTGTCGGTTACGTCCCGCAAATCTTGCTGGCCTTTGAGAATCTTCCGTTAGCCAACACCAAGTTCAAGAAAATTCCTTACGTATCTGCACTGCTCAGCGATACGTCAGGGGAGGACGTGAACCTGGGCGAGGCCTTCGAGCGGATCGCATACTCGCCTTACATCAACTATACCTCTGCTCAATTCGAGACGGTCGGGATCACGGACGGACTCGTTGGGGGCGGTCTGATCATCGCACAAGACGTCGGATTCCTTGACCTGATCCAGCGTTTCGGAAAGTTCTATCAAACGTGGGATATCCTGCAGACAGACAAGCTGCGCATTTCAGATCGTGGCGCGATCGTAAGTCCTGACCTCATTCTGGATAATTCAAACTTCATCGGAAATGTCGTTGTGAGTCGACAGGGTTCAGATTCATTGCCGCAGAACATTGAGCTTTCAACGATCGATCCGGATGCCGACTATACGATCGTTCCTTTCGTCGCTGAGGTTCCGCAATATCCCGTAGCGATCACCACATCGGAAGGTACTGATAGTTCTTACTTGCCAGCCATTATGGACGCGTCGACACGGGCCGTCATGGCAACGCTGGCGCGATATAACCAGGAGCAAACGCGAAAGATCATCTCCGGCAAGGTCGCCATATATGGTCTTGAGATGGAGCCGGGAGCGCTGATCACAAGTCCCGTGATTGGGACGGAGGTTTTCAAGGTCCTCGAAACGCTCCATGGCGCTGACAACACTGTGGAGTTCTCTGCGACATCGATCTTGCGATGTGACTTTGGCACGGGATGTGATGAATATACCGCATTCATTGCCCGCACTTCCGGACTCAATACTCTCCATAAGGATGCCTATCGGGCATTGATTTGCGGCCTTGTGTCGGATGGCATCTGGACAAAATTGGAGGTCTTGCACGTATACGCCACCAGCGACAGCGCGACCGCGCTCCTTAATCTGAAGTCATCGAGCTATAACGGTACTCTGCACGGCTCGCCGACGTTCACCACAGATCGGGGGTTCACGGGAGTCAGCGGCAGTAGCACAGTCTTTATTGACACCGGATTTTCGCCAATGGCGGGAGGATACGCTACAGATTCCGCTCATATGTCACTATGGAGCGTGCAGAATGTTGGATCGCTTGACGAGTCCCCCATGGGCAACATGGATGCTGCAACTATTTTCTGGAAATCAACGATATTCCCGCAAGCATCTGATGGTAAGTTCTACGGTCGCATTAACAGTCTTGGTACCGCATCGCCAGCCGGCGTGACTGTTACAAATCCTGTCGGTCATTATCTGATCAATCGGTCAAGCAGCACGCAGACTAATGGTTACAAGAATGGCACCGGCATTCTTTCGCAGTCTGTCGTAGACGCAAGCCCAAACAATAGAATTTATACGCTTGCATATAATGTTGGCGCGACTGCTGTGGGCGCATCACATCAGCTGGCGATGGCGAGCATAGGCGCAAGCTTGAACGCTTCAGAAGTCTCGCAATTCTACAACAGGCTCAGGACTTACATGACCACCGTTGGGGTGCCGTAATGGCAACGCTTGATACGTGCGTCAACTCTCTGTTTGAGCCTGGCAATGTCGGCTCCAGCAGTGGAACAACGCCGGTCGTTGTAACGCCGGGATCACTTTATGATCCGGAGAGCTATGATCCGGCCGCGATGACGTACTCTCACGATTTCTCAAAATTCTACAACAGTCTACTCCATCACCATCGGGTGCGATAAATGGGCGCTACTACCAAAACATACCGCGACGGCAACGGTACCACGTTCACTGCGCGGGAATGGGATGACGGCTCTGCCGTTTCCGCGGTTACGGTTATTGGCGATGGCGCAGGGGGGATGCTGCCGAAGGCAGAGGATGCCGCTGCCGTTTCTGGTGATATTGGCATTCCTATTCTTGTCGTTCGCCGCGATACCGCAGCGTCAAGTTCAGGAACTGACGGCGACTACAGCACATTGAATGTGGATGCTAACGGAAAGCTATGGGTTAATGCCACGGTCTCGTCCAGCTCAGCGGCTGGCGATGTTGCGAACGATGGCGTAGACAGCGGCAACCCGATAAAGATTGGCGGTTATGCCAAAGCGTCTGCACCATCAGACGTCAGCGCGGACGGGGACCGGGTCAATGCTTGGTATCTCCGCAACGGTGCTCAGGCAGTAAACATAACCGCCGCCGGAGCTTTGATTCCGGGAGATGCTACTACTGGCCTTGCCGTTGGCGGTGCCGTCGCTCATGACGGTGTGGATTCTGGGAAACCGTTAAAGACCGGCGGCCGGGCGCGCAGTTCGGAAATCTCTGCCGTATCCAATGACGACAGGTCAGATTTCGTTACCGACCTCGTTGGCAAGCAAATTGTTCTTCCTTACGCCAATCCAGAGAACTTTGTATCGGGTTGCATTTCGTCGGCCATGACTGGAACGACGAGCACATCCCTCATCTCTGCTCCTGGTTCCGGTCTCCGA